CACCATCTACAACAGCACGACCTGAAGTTCTCATAAATTCTATAAGTTCTCCTGCATCCTTCTCTGAGATACCAGCAGATTTAGCTACTCTTTGTAGTGCAAGTTTCTGTAGTTCAGGAGTGTTAGCTCTTAAAGCACCTCTTAAAGGTATAGCCATGTAAGCACCCTTTAAGCCATGCTTAGGACTAATAGCCATAATAGTTGTAGCATGGAAACCTTGCATAAAGAACTGTGACACATTACCAAAACCAAAGGCTGACTGGAAACCAATCTTGAGTAGTCCATTAGAAGGATCACCTAAGTTTAACTGTTTGCCTGTCCTATCAAAGATAGCTTCAGCCATAGCTTGACCTTGACGTTCCATCCAAGTAGCTGCTTCATCTTTCATGTTAAGTCTACGCATTGTAATATTACGTAGCTCAACCATACGACGAGAGAACTCATCAGTACCTTTTATAGTAGCATTACGGAATAAAGTTTCGTAGTCGGAAGGTGAGACACCATCAGGAAACCAGTTACGTCCCTTCTCTTGTGCTTTCTTCACCCAACCTACCATAGCATTCTGAGCATAGGCTCTGTTACTATATGTAAATACTGAGTTACCCATCTGTGCTAATACAGAATTTATAGGGTCTTCGTTGTAAGCTTTACCACCACCGAAGTCCATAAGAACATTGTCATTACGGCGCATGTCAGAACCTACATAGTCTTCTAGTTTCATACCAGTGAATACATCAGAACCATCTACATCTATTGAAGCAATATCATCGTTACGTGGTCTGTATTTAATTTCACCACGAGTTAAATCCCAACCTTCTTTCTCTGAGAACTTTTGTAAATCCTCTAAGTCTTCAATGTCAGGATTCCAATCATTGTTAGCTCTTATTATATCGTCAATGTTACTGTCATTGTCTATAACAGCTCGTTGTATACGACCCAGTTGCTCAACAGCAGTACGTGCTTGCTTCTCTGAGAATGTACCCATCAAAGCTTTAAGACGTTTGTCACCTAGTACAATAAAGTAATTAAGTGCAGGGTTAGACCTTGAACCACCAGGGTTGTAACCCATAACATCTGTAGGTTCTAGGATACGTACTTCGTTAGGTTTAACAATGTATTCCTGTCCTTCAGATGTAGGTTTATCTAGCTTCCAGATAGGTACTCCATCTGCCTCAATGTCTTGCTTACGTATCTTACCATTAAACTCAGCATCTAGTATCTTAGCATCATCAGGAACGTCAGCTCTGTTTACTCTTTTAGCTGGGGCATAATAATTATCGTATACTTTGACTGAATTCTTGTAACCTTTTTCTACGTACATGTTCATCAATGCTGACGTTTTTAACAAGTAATCAGATTCTTCAACAGCAGCTAAAGCATTATAAGCATCAACAGCTTTATCACTTGGAGCTAATCCTGTCGGGTGCATCTGTTGGTACTTAACAGCAAACTCACCTTCTGTGTAACGAACACGAAGACTAGCATCTACACCATCTCGTAGTTGTGTGTAAATGGATTGTACTGTAAATCTTTCTTTAGAATTAAGACGTTGCATAGCCTTAGTGTAAGGATTTAGTATTTCCTTAACAGCTGCCCTACCTGATTCACCCATCTGTGCATACCGAGTTAGGCGATCAACATCTCTAGCAGCTGAAGAAGCCATGACAGAGTTGTTCATAACTTTACCCACTGTGTTACGAACTATGCCAGACTCTAAGCCTAGACTCTCATCAAAAGATTTCTGTAAACCTACAAGATTAACACGTTCTGATACTTCTATGATGTAACCTTTTGACAAATCATTAACATCAACAGGAGCTACACGAGCAGTCTCAACTTTTTCAGAAATATCCTCAGCTAATTTTTGTACACCTCTTGGTGCTGATCCATCTGCAAGTGCTTTGTATGGTGAGCCGTCAGCAGCTTTACCAAACTTAATAGTAGCTACAAAGTTTCCTAAGCCTTCGTCAAGAACCTTGAAGTCAAAGACTGGGTTGGTGACTTTCTTACGATAGTTCTCTGCAATCTTAGCCCCTGCTAACTTAATTGACTCTGGGTCTGCTACCCTACCGAATGTACCTTTCTGGTACAAATCGTCAATACCCTTGATGATCTCGTTCTCAGCAAACTTACTTGTAAAGTCTGCAGCTGATGGACGTACTGGTTGTGGTGCTAGATCTAAACTGCTTGGACCTACATTACCTAATACCTCAGCATCAGGTGTATTAGCTAAGACCTTCTCAGCTGACTCAGAAGCCGCCTTGGGACCTCTGATAGCACCTACCCTACCTATAATAGTAGAGGACTTCATAGCTGTCTTAACTGTTGCCTTAACGCCTATGCTTGCAAGCTGTCCTACAGCTATCAAGTCTAATGCTGACAATGCCATAGCAACATTTTTGTTAGGATCAAACCCTGCACCTGCTACTTCACCACCTAAAGCTTCAAGTGCTCCTATAGTATTACCTCTAAAGAAACCTTCTTCAGATACTTCATCAGCATACGCCTCGAACCAAACCTTAAACTCTTTTGCTGTCTTAGTTGAAGCAGCCGTCAGTATCTCACGACTTTGCTTTTCTGTCTTAGCTGTGATAGCTTCGATAGTTCCAACAACAGATATATCTCTAAGGAATCTGTCAACAGTATCAAGGGTACGTGCAAAAGGAGTCTTACCTGTATACAGTTCAAACTTACGATCACTTAATATTTCATTAGCAATCTGGTAGTTTGTAGCTACACGAGCATCTAGTGCAGAGTAGTCGTAGTTGTTGACAGCTAGTGCTTGCTCAGAGATAAACTCAGGGTTGCTGTTAAACTCAGCATTCTTCTGACCAATATCTGTAGCTTCAATACTTAACTGCTCAACAGTCTTACCTTCTGCATAACCTTGTTGGAATACTTGGTAGTATGGGTCAGTCTCAGCTTGACGTACTTTAGACTTAGCTTCCTCAGTACCTAATTCTTCCCCTGTTACAGCTACAATATCCTCTGTTCTGTCAGTTTGTTTTTCAACTAAACCGAACTGTTCATCTAATGATTCAAAATTAATGTTATAACCTAGGGGAAGTAAGTTTGTCATTATTAACTAATACCTTTAAGTAAGTCTGTCGTATCAGTTTGTCCAGGGTTACTAAACGCACCAAATCCACCAGCAGCTGAAAATACTTGAGAACCTAAACCAGCTATAGCTCCTGCTGTTTGTGCTCTACTCTGAGCCATAGATATTTGCTGAGATAATCCTGACATCTGACCTGCAAAGCCTAGAGAGCCACCTAGTTGTGATGACAGAGAAGCTTGACCACCAGCTAGACCTGAGCCACCGGTCACTCCCATAGCCCCAGCCTGTACCTGTGACTGTGCTCTACGTATCTGTGCCTCACGTATAGCCTGACGTTGGCTACGCCTAGCTGACAGCCCTTGCTGCCGTCTTTGTGCTGCTGAGGCTTCTTTCCCTTGTTTAATACTTACTGCTGTACCTGCTACTGCAGCTGTTGCACCTACTATTGTGGCTGTTAATGCCATTTTATTCTCCTATAAATTTAGAGTAAACTCTTTCGATTAAGTTAAAACCTAGTCGTTCTAAAACAGAATCAAAAGGTTTATGTACTTTAGTATTAATAGTAAAGACTGATACACCAAAGTTTTTTAAATCTTTTTCTGCGTACTTTATAAGTTTGATACCAACAAATCCTTTACGATATTCAGGATCAAGATAGATAATATCATTAACTGCAAAAAGATGATCCTTATAGTGTGGGTTAGTGTTAGCAATTACTACAAAGTATCCTATGAGTTTATCATTTTTTCTTGCAGTATAAATACCTAGATGTCCGGCTTTGTACAATTTAGAATAAGCATCCCAGTCTGGGTTAAGTTTAATTCTTTCTTTGTTTAAGGCTATCTCTTCCCAATGTTTTTGCAAAAGATCTGCTGCCTCATCCTTTACTTTATACAAATCTTCTCTTTGGTATTTAATATCTCGTATTGACTGCATTAAGTACTCCAAAGCCTAACAGTACAAAATCTTTACCTTGTTCACTCTCGAACCGAAGGCGCATACTGCGACCATGACCTCTCATTTTTAGCCGTGTGGTTACGACTTTTTCAGGATAGTCCCATGTGCCTAAGCTGGACTCGTTAACAACAGGAGTATACTTTAATCTATATGCCTGTTGTGGTGATGATGACGTGTTAGTACGGAAGTCCCAGTATGATGACACCAATAGAGATGACTCTCTTACAGGATCATAACCTGCTGTATCACTACCTGAGAACCCTGTCTCTGTAGGACGTAAGTAAACCTGTACGTAAGGTGCATTCTTCTTGAGTATAAGGTCACCCATGAAGTCGTACCCTGCCTCAGCAAAGGAGCTGTAGTTTGTGTCACCCCAATCTAAGAAATCAGTACCTGAGAACAAACCCATTGTCAGTTTACCTGTAGCACCATCGAAGACCATCAGTACGATAGCTACATCAGCCTGTGACAAATCTGTTAGCTGTGATACCACAACATCGTCACCACCTGATGTAATAACATCTGCACCAACTGAAGTAATAACATCATTCTCTACAAAGTTAGAACCAAAGCCAGGGTAGTACTCAGCACCTAGTATGTAGTCAGGGTTGCTTGCACTGTCAGATATAGTCCAAGGGTAGAACGATTGTAGATTAACATCAAGTGTCAATACTTTATTCTTCTTATTGCCTACAGTCTCACTATTGTTAGGATAAAACCAGTGCACTCTTTTGTTAGTCTCGTCGTATACAGCTGTACATTCTCTACGAGCATTACCGTCAATAGCCTCAAAGAAAGTCTGTATGGTACCAATACTAATATTGTTAGCCTTAGCTCTACCTGACACTTCATCAAAGCTTAGAGTTTGGATACCATGCTTAGACCACCAGATAGGTACACCCTCCACACTAACAAAAGCTTTAGGGTTGTTTAAACCTACCTGAGATACTCTTGAGATAGAATACTCTGTGGCTTTGAATACACCGTCAACACCCTTGATCTGCCATACGCCATTCTCAGCAAATACAAAGATAGAACTTTCGAATGCATGTAGTTTTAAAATGTTAGATGCTTCAGGTATTGATATGACACCACCGTCAGTATCTAGTAGATCACTGATCTGCTCAGAGGTTGGGTCATTCTGTTGGTAACACCGTGTAACCTCTGTCATGTTGTCTAGGTATTTAGAGAACAATACCTTACCTGAATTCTTTGAGCTTGTCAGACCTGCATAAAACACACGACCAGAGAATGCAGCTACAGCTTTAAATCTACTGGTCTCATTCTCTGTTGTAATACCTGCAATACCTGATGCGTCACTACGGTTCTTCGAGAAGAAGTCTAGTATGAAGCTACCGTTACCTGTTAGGGTTGATCCTGTAAATAATTTTTTCCATTCAGCTTCAGCAAAGTTACCATCTGCATTTTTACCTGAGTACCAAGGATGAGTCAGGGGTGGGTAATTAGTACTGTTGAAAGATCTGTAAGTAGCTAAAGCAGCAGCTCCTTTTTCACCTATCCAACCAGCATTAGCTGTGTCATATTGACGATTAGTATCAGGGTCTAACAATTCTGAGGCATACGTAAGGGTGTCACCTAACCACTCAAAGTCTCTAACACGAGGTGCTATCTGAGTAGTTGTGATTGTATTAGTGTCAGGGTAGTATGTAATGTAGAACGGTTCGATAGCTTCAGATGTGACAATTAGGTTACCATTTATAGTATCCATCTCAACTTTAGCTAAGCCTGGACCTACACTACCTGCAAAGTTAAAGTCGTTAAGGTTAACAGAAAAGCTTTCCTCTTCACCTGAGTATGGCTCTGAAGATGTGTTATAGAAGTGTAGAGTTATTCCACTCTGAACAACAACAAAGTCTAAACTTGCAATACCACCAGCATTATGCCATCTACCTGTTGTAAAGACAAATGAATTATTTAGTGTAAACGTTGAGTTGACATTGTTAGTTTCTAACTTGGCTGCTAACCTACGACGACGAGAGCCATCTCTTTCGAGAACACAATTAGATTCGTCAATAGATGCGTCTTGAGGGAATGTTAGTTCACCAGCTTCCGTCACCAGTCCCTTGATGAACGTGTTCACTACCTTTTGACTTAGTCTCTGCGCCATCTTGTTTTTTCCGTTCTTGTCTAGCTTTACTGAAATTGTCTCTTCGGACTGTGGGAGTTTCTTTCCTGTTTTTTACATACTGTTCTACAGCTTGTTTGGCTTTCAGGATACTGGAGTAACTACCACTAAGTTCAGCAGGTGGGCTACCTTTGGTAAACTTAATCTCAAAGAATATAAACCCATCGTTTGATTTCTGTATTATAATATCACTATTAAACTTTTCAGTTTTGCAAACACACCTTTGGTTAGGTATGTCTTCAATAAATTCAATCATTAGTTTCTTCCGTAGTATGGACGTTTGTTTTCTCTTTTAGTTTTGTACATGTCGTTCTGTACAAAAGATTTAAGACGACGAGCTGACTGCTCAATCTTAGGATCTGATCCTGATTTAAATAATGAGAAGCATGTAGACTTAGCTTCAGCTAACATGTAAGGAAGCATTGTGTCATCTAGGTCAGGCTCAAAAGAATCTGTAAGACTGAACGTAGGATACATATATCCAAATGCTCTTGTCTTACTATTCTGTAGTGTATTTTCTACAGCAGAGTCGTATGAGTCCATGACAATATGTTCATCGTCAAAGCTTGTGTAGTATGTAGGTGCTGTTGAATTACCAATGAACAATGTTGTACCACCTGCAACGTCTGTCACTATTAGATTAGTATCTGTGTTTTGGTTCATACGGTCTATAAAGACCATAGGCTCAACAAATGTAATCTCTCTAAAGGTTGTACCTGTAGTTGCTATGTTGTAGTCTACTCTGCTTAGTTGACGAGTATTGGTAGGGTATGTAAAGTGTGTGGGTTTAGTTGCATCAGATAATGATGTTAGTTTGACTAACTGTCTATGCTCAGGTATATCTCTAGCTGCTATCAGATTAAAGAATGTATCCTGGATGACAGAGGCTATCTGTTCAGCTTCTACTGAGTCACTTATAGAGTTGACACTCTCTGAGTCCATGTCACTAAGTATTGACTGGACCATTTCTAGGAGGGTACGTTTCATTATGTTCTATCCAATACTACTACAAAACGAAGAGCTGCAGTGTTAACAGAAGCACCGTTAGTTTGTATTGTAATAAAACTATTAGCTGTTACTGTGTTGTTAGAAGAAGGTGTTAGTGAGTCTACGTCACCAGCTGCAGATCCTGATTGAGTTATTGTTATAGTTCCCATTGATGCAGCTGCTGAATTCTTAACTGTAATTATAGAATCTGAACTACCTATAGCAGCTTCTAAGACTGTGACAACTTTATTAATAGTTCCTGCAAATGGTATGGGTACATAGACTGTAGTTGCGGTTGAAACATTCTCAATGTAACCTGTTAGAGTTTCTCCAACCAGACTTTCCTTAGATGTCCATGTTCCTGAGCCTGAGCCGTTAGCTACATATACTTTACCAACAGAGGCGGCAGCTACACCTTTAGGTTCGTGTAAGTATGGATCTGTAAGAGATGAGTGGTTTACGTTAGCCATTTAAAATTCCTTGATGTATGGGTACTAATGGTCCCTGCATCGGGTAAAGATATTTTACCCACATATTAAATCTTTGTCAAGTGTTAAGTGTAGGAAAGGGGCCTAAGCCCCTAACCTTATTTTATTTATACTTCGATATACTCGATAACAAGTTTACCTGCACCTGCTGTGAAGGCAGCTGTACCGTATAATGCACCAACGTATGCGTCGGCTGCACCTACAGTAGCTGTTCCACCAACTAAAGCACCATTACAAGCTACAGCTTTGTTAGCAGCTAGGTCAGCTTTAGCAATCGCAGCATCAATACCATCGGCATCAATAGCAGCATTAGCTAATGTAAACAAACCTAGACCTAGTGTACCTGAACCACCAGAAGTAAATGCTGTTGTAACAACAAGACTTGCTGAGGTAATGTAAGATCCAGCTGGGATAAATGCATCGTTTGCTGTTGGTGCTGTTTGAGCAGTACCTAGCTTAGTTGCATCTGGGATTTCAACGACAAGAACTTTAGTTGCAGCTAAAGCTCCACCGTTTTCTTTTACAGCTCCTTGGTCACCATCAGTGAGTACAAATAAGCCATCTGAGTTAGTGTAAGACATTTATATATCTCCTTATACTGTTGGAGTCGTGATAACACGAACCATGTTTTCAGGGCGGTATAACTTAACACCGTAACGAGCAGTTGTTACAAACTCATGACGTTGATAATCTTTGTTATACTCATAATCAACTTCAGGCTGTTGTCTCCATGCACCCACGAATGGATTCACAGTTGAATCAGCTGAGAAGAACAAGTTAACTTTACCGTTAGTTGAGTTAAACGCATTCGTTGTTGAGTTGTCACGTTCTTTTAATGCTGTGTCAGTTGCTGATGCACAGTAGTTAGATGTGTATACATCAAAACCATATACGTTAGCAATGAAACGCATTCCAGTAGCAACACCAGAACTTACAATACCTTCAAACTTAGGGTTGTTAGTAACTGCTGAAAGTTGTGACAATGTGTTAATTGTAAACTCAACAGATGGGTCAACGATAGCAATCATGTTTTGATCTGGCACGTTAGCCATTTTCAATTTCATGCGAGCATATGCAAAATCTTCTACTTCGATTTTACCTGCGTTACCACCTGAGAAACGGTGTATACCACCATCAACTAAAGCTTGACCGTTGTCAGCAATGCCAGCTTCAGAAGCAGCCATAGTTGTTGTTTCAAAGTGAGCCATGATAGCACGTTCTTGTTCAGGAACAAAACGACTCATTAACTCGTTACCATAGAAAGTGTCTTGTTCTGCTTTCTTAGTCATGTAAGTAGCTGATGACAGATACTTGTCAACTGAGAAGGTGAACTCACCTGTGTCAAGTGGACGGTACTCTACTGAATTATCTTCAGAATAGTTATCGACTTGTGCTTGACCGATTGATGGGATGTGGAAAGTGTTTCCATCAGGGAAACCCTCAAGCATACGAACGTATCGTTGTGCTTGCATCTCATCTCTTAATATCTCCTTTAGCTCACTAGACCAGACTTCGGTGCGAGTAAGAAGAGTTGAATTTGCTGTATTCATACCAGACATATTTTATTCTCCATTAGATTCCAAATTTACCACCCAAACGACTCTTATCTTCCATAAGTTGTCTTTGTATTTTTGGGCTATAGTAAAGACTACGATTATCTCGACGAAGATTTTGGTAGTAAGACCAATCACGTTCATTCGAGGCTTGCATGTTTACACCTTCCGTGCGAACCGAACCTTCAACCATAGGTTTAAATTCTTTTTTAGGCTCACCAATGAGGTTAAAGAAAGCTGTGGGTGACTCAGCAGCAATTTCTTGCATACGTTCTATAGTTAACCCTAGCTCCTTAGCTTTATTTTGGATCTTAGCTGAGGCATCAGTGCCATAACTCTTTTCCATTTCATCATTAACAAAATTTAGATTTTGCTTTACAACAGAATCCTTATCTCGTTCAGTTAGTGTACGTTCAACAAGGCTCTTCAGGTCTTCCTCACTCAGACTAGGGTTGGTATTCCCTTCTGACGTGCCACCAGTATTATTGTTTGGCATTGCATTCTTCGCATTGATGGGGTCTGCGGCCTTATTTTGCAACTGTTCTAAGAGATCTTTGGCATAATCCTGTTTACTTAAATCTTCCCTCATATTACTGAGTTGTCCTTCAAGTTCTTTAATATAACCATCAGCTTCTATTTTGCCTTTGGCTAATACTTCAGGGTCTTTCCAATTATCTCCCTTCGCCTCTACGAGTTTCTGTACAAAAGAATCCTGTGGTTGGGTACTCTCAGTAGCTTGAATCTCAGGTTGAGTAGTGTCATTGGTTTGTCCACTCTCAGAAAACACATCCATGTTTTATTCCTTATTAATTGTTATGAGTTTAAGCAGATCATCAAGTACTTGGTTGTACTCGTTGACTGCCACTTGACGTAGTTCCCAATTAGGTACTGCGTAATCACGAACCGATTCTTTCTTTTTAAAATCTTGTTCGAGAATTTCTTTTAGATCATCGAAAGCATTTCTGTAACCTAGTACTTCAGCTTTACGTTTCTCTTTATCTTGTCCCTTGAGACCTTTTAACCAGATAGATTTCATTTCTTCTTTTTCATATTCATGCGTGCTACGTTTGCAGCTCTTTTTCTATATTCAGCTTGAGCTACGGCTTGGGTTTTATTTAAAGGTTTACCTCTGCTTGAATCTAACAGAGATAGTTGTTTTTGTTTCTTTGTTGTGTTGTTATACGGTTTAACTTTACCTGCTTTATATGGCATATCTATATTCCCATTTCTTGAGCTAACATTAATTGTTCTTGGTTAATAGCTTCAGCTTCTTGCATCTGCTGTTGTGTTTCAAGTTGCTCAGATACTGAAATGTTTTCTGAGAACAACTCAGGTTCACCTAATTCTTCTGACAAGATTCTGGCAAACTCTTTACCTGACAAGTGGGCAGCTACTGTAGGGTCTGACAACTTAATCTGGTATAACTGGGTAAGGTTCTGTATACGTCTAGCTCGTTCAGCAAAGTGTCTAGCACCTACAGGAACAATCTTACCTTTAGCTGTAATGTCATCCTTAGTAATCGTCTGGAATAGAACAGCACCTGTAGCATCATCTAAAACTCTTATTGTGTCAGACATATTCATATAACGACGAGATACTTCAAGCATAGCATTGAGTATTGGCTCAAGGAACACACGTTCGAAGTGAGCTGTCTTATGTTCAAAGATACGAGAGGCTGAGTTCTGTAGTGACTGTACCTCAAATGCTGTCTTCTCACCTGGTGTACGGATACCCATAGCTTGACGAGGAGCACCTGCCATCTCTTCCATCTTGTCTTCCAAGAATCTAATCTGTAGGTCAGCCTGTAATGCTGTAGCATCAGGAGCCATGTAACCTACGTCACCCTCTTCGCCTAGATACACACGACCACCTGGTTCAAAGTCAAAGTCCTCTACGTCACCACGGATCTTTAACATAGGGTAAGCTATCTGGTCAAACACATCTGACTTTAAGTTCTCTAAGTGGTCAATACGGTACTGCATACCAACTAAGTTATCTAATGGTCCCATAGCATACAAGTTGTCAGGGCGAGGTCTCCATCCAGCTTGGAAGATAGGTGAACTACCTAACCAGCTAGGGTCTTCTTCGTTAGCCATAACGTATGCTCGGTCAACTACTGTAATAATACGGTTCTTTAGTAGAACACCATTTTCTGTGTCATAGTAGTCACCATAGAAGGTTAGAACTTCCACGTAGTCCGACTCATAGTACTGCTGAATGGATGTAAAGCCGTCAGCTATGTAACCGTCAGCTTTATCATATGTGGCGTCAGAACCCCTTACAGCAGCTCTAGCACCCATCATTTTAGAGAAGACACCTTCCATGTATGACTTTGACGGATCACTGTCTATCATACCTCGGATCTCTCCAAGAGTCTTTATAGACTTGAGGATCTTAGGTGACTTCTCAAAGCTGGGTGCTGTAGGATTAAAACAAAGATCGTATGGTGAAACACGTACAACCTTTGGACCTACATAGTTTACAACGAGGTCCCCAGCTTCTTTAACTTGATAGTTGTCTTCCCATGTAACAGTAGCAAAGCAATTACCGTATTGAATGTAATCGTAGAGTAAGTCACTAGCTGTATTAACAAAGTCAGACTGACGAACTTTATTGTCCATGTATGCTTGTATTACATTGCGTTTAGCTTTAACATTAGCATCTCTTGTCTCAGCTTCAAAACGCATCCACTTAGACTGTGGGAATAATGTAGCAAAGTAATTAGCATGGAGGTTATCCATGATCTGAGTTAGCTTAGGAGTTGTCGTACTGTTAGACCAAGGAAGCATAGCATTCTTAGTTGTACTGGTATCTGTAGCATACAAGTAGTTACGTAACTCTTTCCACTCTTCAACTTTAGTCTGACGAAGGTTAGACCATTCACGCCATCTGTTAGATACCTCCACAGCCATTGAGTCAGGACCTAAAAGGTATTCTAATTCTATTGTTTCACCAGCCATTAAGAGGCTCCTCTAAATCTGTTATTAGCCCAAACGATATTTTTGTCTTTATTTCTACGTACATTCTTGAATGGCTTGACAGCAATGTCTATAGCCGAAGCAAGAGCATCTTTAATATCGTCATGCGGTGGGTTCCTTGACTGTAGTTCTTCTTCTAAAGTCTGTGTGTTACCACCACGATAATGCCATATTTGTAAGTTGTCATAACGAGGTTCTAAAGTTGCAGATATTCTTTCGTCTTTATTACCTTGGTATTTGTTAGGTCTAAACTCATCTACACTTATAGCTAATCCGTGTTGCTTGATAAGTTCTTTTAGTTGTTTAACGATTGCTTGTTGGGCTACTGTAACCTCAGCTCTTAGTTTACGGAATGACCACTTAGTTGACAACTGTAGTATGTGCTCAAAGTAATCTGTAATCCTGTCAGTACGAAAACGATCAATGTCTAATACGTATATGTTATTATCTGAGTCAACCCCTACGATGACAATAGCTGTGTAGTCTGACTTCTTAGATAAACTAAAAGCAAAGTCTACAGCTGCAAATACGTTTAGCTTAGAGTCTTTGTAAAACCAGTGTCCTTGATCTTCTTTTAATAATTTACGTTCGTAATACTGAAACCTTGTGCTTTCTATAGGTACGTTGTCAGGGTCTGAAGGATCGTTGTAGTACTGTGCTCGGAACTGTCCTTTGTCTAAGTACTGTCCTCTTTTCTTAGCTAGTACCTTAATGTCAAACCCGAACCACTTACCGTCCTTACGTTGACTACGAGGCCATAACATTTCACCTGTGCCATCTCCTCTATCCTCTACAGGACGTTCAAAGATCTCGTAGATGTTATCCTCACCTACCTTGTTACCATCGTCATCAAACAGTTCTTCTGTCATTTGTAGCAGATCGTTGTATAGATCTACAGGATGGTAACGTGTACCTACAACCCACTCTCTAGCTTCTGCACCTTCTATAGATGACAATAAAGAGTATTGGCTCTTAACTTTGTTTCTTCCCTCACCTGTATATGCATTCTCATATACTACTATATCATCGAGGACAGCAATATCGCAGTGCATCCCTGTAAGAGAAGTAGTGAGGCCACCTGTAAAAACAGAAGGGTCCCTAATCTTCTCAGCCTTACGAGCAGGGTGGTCAAGCATAATCTCCGAGTTTGTCCACCTTGTACGTTTACCATCTTCAGGATGTACATGGTCAGGCCAGTATCTACTATACGTATCAGATGTTAGAATTGACTTAATAAATCCTAACTGTTTTTCTGCTAGGTTAGCTGTAGCAGATATATACAGGATACGTAGTGTTGGGTCTTTGGTTAATTCCCATGCTACCCTGTAAGCTATCATACGAGACTTACCGTGGTCACGAGGAAACAAAAGAAGTTGGTGAGACTTAGAATCTTCTCGACCCCACCAGTTGCATACATCTTCGTGACACTGACCTAGCATTTGTTCAGGTGCTACTAACTTAATAAATGTAACTAAGTCGTTCTCAGCAGCTGAACGTATTTGATCTAATGTAGCCATAGTATCCTAGTTATTTTTATTTGTCAAGTATAAAGTTATATTATTTAATAAGACCATGTAATACTTACAGAACCACCATCAAAAGTATTAGACCCTGATGGTTTAACTTTAAGTTGAGTTAGTTCACCAGATAATGTTTTAGAACCTGCACCTACTCGTTGTTCATTTTGGTCTGGGTCTATGACAGTATGTGATTGAATAAACGTATTGGTTGTATGGACTCTTGTAAATGTCATAGAGCCTGTCCATTTGTCTGCTGAGTTTTGTCCTCTAATAATCATACCTGCTGTAGACTCAGAAGCATTCGTCCAAACAGACCTAGATATATATCCTGAAGTTTCAATACCACCTGAGTCACCTATTTGTATAAGTAAATCGTCACTACCACTCATACTTAATTGATCAAGCATTATTGTAACTTGACGGACATCAGCAGGTATAGATGTAAAGTCTACAGCAGAAGTACCTGATGGTGACACAGGAGCAAGAGAACCTGATGGAGCAGAGGCTAATGTTTCTATAGCAGACTTAACTTTAGCTGGTGATACAATACCTTCTGTAGTAGATGTACCTGTTGTCCATGCACTTGCAGCTTGAGCATTTCTAGCATTAAGTTGTGTTTGGATATTAGAAGACACACCATCTGTATAGTTTAACTCTGCTGCTGTAGAGGAAATACCTAAGTTACCTAAAGCTGCAGGAGCACTAGCTAGATCACTAAGGTTATTAGAACCAAGCATGTCACCACTACCTGAACCTGAAGTACCTTTAGCTGCAAGAATAAACCACTTACCAGCTGCTAGGTCAGAAGAAAAGTTAGAGCCTGATGTGTGAGCTACTAGAGCAATATATGAGTTACCTGATTCTGCTACCACATCGTAAAGGTTATATGAGGTTGAACCAACCCATGCACTACGGAAACTAAAAGCTGTGCTTAGGTTTGATACTAGAGCATTATTTAAGTAAAGGTTGTTAAACTTACCTATACCGTTAATAATCTCATTACCGTTTAGATCTAGGTTCTCAGACATAGAGTTTGGAGTACTACCGTCCCTAGATACTGTGTTGTCAAAAGCATTGTTAAGTGCTTCGAAGTTAGCATTCAATGCTGCTCTACTGTAATAGCCTGATGCTATTGTTGTTACGCCTGGTTTCTTTGCCATTGTATTTATTAATCCTTTACCTTTGGTGGATTGGTTTTAGTTACTTACAGCCATACTCTCATTGGTGTCTCAGGTGTTACCCCATGTGATGTATTAAGTGCCTCTACAGTTTCTCTAACTGCATCACCTACTAATCTAATATTAACATGCCAGCCTGTCATTGCTTGCATCTCAGGATACTCCACGCCGTCTTCATCTGTCAGGGTTACCCCTGTAGGCTCGTGTAGAGTACCTACAACGTCAATGGCGTAGTCAGATGTGTTTTGCACTAGGTAAGGATCACCGATGTTTGTGATAGTCTCCTCACCTGTCTCCTCGTCTACTGTTGTTTCAGTGTCTTGCTTGTAGAATGCAGATAGGACTGTAGGCATTGCATCTTCAGTAGCTAACTTTAAATAAAAATCTATCATGATGATGCCTCCGCAATACCTGAGTCTGTTAGATCATCTGACCAAACTCTGAACTTACCTATTGTACCCATGAAGTCATAGCCTAAGTCTAGGTCTGTGGTTGACAGATCAGGTAAAGCTACAGGTGTTGTATCTGCTGTTAGTGCTGTACCATCGGTAGCTCCGTTGATAAACGTAGAGCCGTTACGAGAACTTACGTTAAAAGGAACAAGAATGCCTTCATTGTATACAACTCCAGTAGCAATAGTGTCATTAACACCACCCGCAATCTGTTGAAACAAAACTCTAAGGCCGTCGCCTGTATTAGTCCCACCTACTATTGAGATAGTGTCACTACCACTTGCTCTCCAACGCATAAATTGGTGAGCAGTAAACTCATCCTGATCAGCATAAGTCATCCTGCCGCCCATCTGTATTGACACAGAGAGAGGGTTGATTTCTTTTACGGATACGTTGTCCCAAAAGTTAAAATCTCCAGAACTTCCGTAGTAGTTCCGTAACTGTATTCTAGTTAAATTACTTACTGCTTTAAAAATAACTGAAATACTTGTATCCGTTTGGTATCTATTAGGACCAAAATTCGTATACAAATTACCTCCTCCGTTTCCATCTACTATTTGTATATATCCGTTAACATCACCAGCAATATAGTTAGCTGTAAATGAATACACTTTACCTGAAACAGTAGTAAAGTCTTGTTGGGCAGTACCAAAACTTGAAGTGCCAGTAACTTTTAATCTGTTAGAGTCCACAGATAATGTAGAACTAGAAGCAGTCCAATCATTTGTGTTACTATCAAACGTCCCATTAGTAATTAGCTCACTACCAATAACAACAGGTGTAGGCCAAGGCATGTTAGCCGCAGGGACTGTTAGTGTCTCAGCCGCCCTTGTTACAGTTGATCCTGTTGTTGGGATGTAGCTTGATGGTGTTGAGGCAACTTCTGTTTGTGCGCCATAAATATAAACTGTAGATGAACTAGCATTAGATGAACTGTCTAAATTTGTAGGAGCTGTTGCAGAATCCCAAGGCAATATTGCAAGATTGTTATTGGCTCCAGTGTTACCAGTTACACTAATTCTATACCAACCATTATCTACATTTTCAACTGTATTGCTTATATAGGTAGTAGAAGATCCATATGCGTGTGTGTCTACAACTGTACCTGATGCAAAAGAAAAGTTAATTAAAAGTCCTTTAGTTCCAGCACCATGACCTAAAACAACATAATCAGCAGTATCTTTCTTTACATACAGAGAATGCGTAAAATTACCTGATATTGAACCACCTCTTCTAATATAAGGATTAGTCCCAGTTGGCGTTATCTTCCAGCCATTATTCGATCCGTCAGGGCTAGTAACAGAAGAAGCAGTAACACTTATGTTATTTTTAGTATAATTGTTATTGCTAAAAAGATTTGAATTAGTTGCCGTGTTAGTCCTAGCTTCACTCTCATGGAGTACGCCTTCGTTTACCCAAGCAGAGCCATTGTAACTGTGGTGATCTGTTCTTGGTACGTTGTTGCCTACAGTTACAAGAGTACCAGAGCTGTTTGTCATTGTAGCCGATGATGCACGAGTATGAGTTACACTGCTAGACAAAGTGCTATCTGCACCGCCTGTCCTGTAGTAGTTCTTCTTAAAGTCAAACACTAGGGCTGGGTCAAAGCTATTGACAGCATAAGATGAAATCAATGAGAATACTGATGTACCATTACGTAAGTCTCTCAGAGCCTCATAGAAGCTACCGTACTCCTCAGTCAAGTACTTGTGTATCCTATCATTCAAAGAACCTGTGTAACCTAAGTCACCCATAGCCTTGTAATGCATATCATTCAGAGAACCAGTATAACCTTGGCTCCTGAAGTACTGAAAGTCTTCATCTACTGTAGGGAAAAATATCAATGTGTGGGGGTATCCTCTTTTTAAATCTACAAAGAGAGAAAGGTCATAGGGCTTACTAGAAGGAGTAAACTGTAAGCTAGACGGGAATCATCTCTTTATTACTTTAGTTGGCTCTTGTTAAGCCTAGTCGTTCAGCATCATCTGATAGTAATGACAAAGCTTCTTTATTCATGTCTTCTTCTTCTTTAGCCTTGAGTTTCTTCTTGGCTACTGTAGCTGCTTCTTTGTCTAACCAACCCTTATCTAGTAATAGCTTGGCTGCACTAAAGGAACTTCTACCCTTTGTCTTCATCTCTTCAGCTATAGCCTTGATAGCTTCTGACTTAACCTTAACCTCTACTTCTTTTCTCCACCTTGCTATGTGGGTCTTAACGCCTGATGCATTGGACACGTTCGTCCATATATCCCAGGAACCAAAGACTGTCTGAGCAAACTCATATTCTGTTGGGTCAGCTGGAGCCATCTGTAGGTATAGCTTCTGTAATGACAAGTACATCTTGCCGTGAGCCTCTAGGTCTCTGTCCTTAAGAGTAAACACAGCATCCTCTGTATCTGAGTAGCATAACTCATAGAATAAGCTTTTAGTTTTTGTCTTACCGTTAGAGCCTTTGAAGTTTTCGTACTGGAACATCATGATGGTTTACTGTATCTTTCTTTTTACAAGCTAATTCACGTAGTATACCACGGGTGTGATATATATGTCAACACTTAAATTAATTATTTTAGTATTTCTTAAATATTACTTAAAGGGTATTGACACAAGTGCAAATAGTGTGTATAATTTCATTACTAGCCGCCAGGCGGTATAAGTATATATACTATAGCTATACCAAGGTATAATCCATTACTCTAATGTTTATCTAAGCTTGGTAGTCTACGCAAGGTACTTACTGTAAAGCTTAGGGACACGTCCAGATTCTACTGTAAGCACCCACCACCCACAAGATATTACATAAAGCCCACCACTGGTTAACTCCTCTGGTGGGTTTCTTTTTGCATGCCTAAGAAAATCCTTAGAAAATGTTTTGGTGTAATGTACATATAGAAGGATACCCCGCAGCCCCCCTTGTCAATACCCTAGTGTTGCACAAATGTTACACCCCGGGTAGTTGCAAAAGTATCACACTGTGGCAAATCCATCGCAGTGTGGTAGGAATGACACAGGGGTGCTTAAAGATTGTCGGGGCAATAAACCTAAGCAAAC